ATTTTAGAGGCGCAGGATGTGTTGATAACCTACAGAGGAAAACTACCGGGAATAATTACTGGTTCTCTGAAGACTCCACCGCTGGCCTGAAGACTTAACATATCTAGGGATTTGAAATCGATAAATCCTGATAAATATCCATGAACGCAAAAATCAAATACGGCCTGTCGGCTGCCGTTCTGGCGCTGATTGCCGCAGGTGCGCCTGCGCCTGAAATCCTCGATCAGTTTCTGGATGAAAAGGAAGGTAACCACACCACGGCATACCGTGATGGCGCGGGTATCTGGACCATCTGTCGCGGTGCCACCCGGGTGGATGGTAAGCCTGTCCTCCCGGGCATGAAGTTGTCGAAGGAAAAATGCGACCAGGTTAACGCCATTGAACGTGATAAGGCGCTGGCATGGGTGGAGAAAAACATCAAAGTGCCACTGACCGAACCCCAGAAAGCGGGGATCGCGTCATTCTGTCCGTACAACATTGGTCCCGGTAAGTGTTTCCCGTCGACGTTTTACAGACGAATTAATGCAGGCGATCGCAGGGGAGCGTGTGAGGCGATTCGCTGGTGGATTAAGGACGGTGGCAGAGACTGCCGTATTCGTTCAAACAACTGCTACGGTCAGGTATCCCGTCGTGACCAGGAGAGCGCGCTGGCGTGCTGGGGTATCGACAGATAAGCAGAATATTTTGCTGAAAAATGAGGTTTGCTTACATGGATGGATAACACGAAATCCTGCAAATTGGCAAAATGTAAGTGAATAAAGTCAAAACAGTTGTTTAACACTCAGGCACCGTAATGATGCCTTTGTCATTTCTGCGCATCTCACGCGCATCTCACAACACAGAACCTTTCAGGATGACCCTTGAGGATACCGGTTTGGCTGTCGGTGCCTTTCTGTGGGCTGGATTCCTGTGAGACAAGGTTCATCACTAAAAGGAAATAACCGATGAATATGATGGCCGTGCCGTTTCACGGCAACTCTCTTTATGTAGTTAACCATAATGGCGAACCATACGTTCCCATGAAACCTGTCGTTGCGGGGATGGGGCTGGCCTGGCAATCACAGTTGGCTAAGTTAAGACAGCGTTTTGCGTCAACTATAACGGAAATCGTTATGGTTGCTGAGGATGGGAAACAACGCAATATGGTGTCCATGCCACTTCGAAAACTTGCCGGCTGGCTACAAACCATTAATCCCAACAAAGTAAAACCCGAAATCCGCGATAAGGTCATCCGGTATCAGGAAGAGTGCGACGATGTTCTTTACGAGTACTGGACGAAGGGTTTTGTCGTTAATCCCCGTAAAATGAGCGTGATGGAAGAACTCAACCAGGCTTGTGCTGACATGAAACGGGATAAAAACATTGCCAGTGTGTTTGCTACCGGGCTGAATGAGTGGAAACAGGTTAAAGCCGCGCATGTATCAAAAATCCGTACGCTGGTAAATGAAGCGAATATGCTGATTGATTTTGTCCTGGCTGATACAGGCAAAGGGAAAATAACAAAGGCGGATTGATGGGGTGGCTAATGATATCAGATAAACTCATAACGCTGGTGAAGAGCCTCTGTGTACTTGTCGGCATTTCATTTTTAGTCATGCTGGTTGCCATTTTCTTTTCCACCGCCTGGCGAGTCCTGACGTTATCGGGACTGGTGGGGTGAAAGAGAGATGAACCGTGTTCTGTGTGTGGTGATTATTGTCATGGCGGTTGGCTGTGGTGCGCTGTGGCTGGCAACAAACCATTACCGTGACAACGCGCTCACCTACAAAGCGCAGCGCGATAAAAAAGCCAGAGAGCTGGAACAGGCGAATGCCACCATTACTGACATGCAGGTGCGCCAGCGTGATGTTGCTGCGCTCGATGCAAAATACTCGAGGGAATTAGCCGATGCGAGAGCTGAAAATGAAACTCTGCGTGCTGATGTTGCCGCTGGTCGTAAGCGCCTGCGGATCAACGCCACCTGCTCCGGTACCGTGCGTGAAGCCACCGGCACCTCCGGCGTGGATAATGCAACCGGCCCCCGACTGGCAGACACCGCTGAACGGGATTATTTCATCCTCAGAGAACGGTTGATGACAATGCAGAAGCAGCTGGAAGGGGCACAGGACTATATCCGCACTCAGTGCCTGAACTAAGTTTTGCTGATGCGCCGTATCGTCGCTGTATTCCCTCATTAACAGAGACCGCAGCCCGACAGGGAGACTCCTCTGCGCGAGTGTGCGGGGATAATCAAAAACGATACACACCGGGGTTTACCGCGTTAACGGAGCGCGGCGTTGTCCCCTCATAGTCGCCAGTCCGGTGCGATGGTGGAAGAAACAGGACGATGTGTTACCTCGCAAGCCCTGTTATGTCATGTGTCTGATTTGTGATTTAAGTCGGATAATTGTCGTTGCCATTAAGCAGAGGATTGATGACCGACAGGGCGGCATTGTTAGAATAAGACTTATTCTAATCTGTGCGGGGAATGAAAATGAAAAGAAATCTTCCGTTAATTATTTTGTTGTCTTCTCTGGTTATGGGCTGTACGCAACATAAAACAGATATGCCCCGACAGTTGGTTAAGGCATTACCACAATATCCGGCCTATGCAGCGGCAAATTATATAAAGGGACGGGTTGATGTGAGGTTTGATATTGGTGCTGATGGTACTGTCACCCGAATTGAGTTTATTCGTTCAGAGCCGCACCATCTGTTTGATGAGCAGGTTGTAAAGGCGATGGCAAAATGGCGATTTGAGAAGGACAGGCCGTGTAAAGGCGTGAAGAAAACGTTTATCTTTAGTCCTTCTGCGCACTGATTATTTCATCAGAAATTAATTATCACTCTGTTGTTATTCTGTACATCCCGGCAGGGTAAGTATTGTTCCGTCGGATATGAAGATGAAATATTGTTGGAGGACAGTGGGTACCTGCTCCTGTAACCGAACGTTCATTTCTCGTTATTTGTCATGCTGGCCGGGCGCAGATGCGTTGCATCTGTTGCCAGCCTTCTCCTGCAGGCTTCAATAACCCACGCTGAAAAGTTACCGGACCCTTTATGCTCAAGGGCGATGTTGATCTGTTCAATCATGTGATTGGGGAAACGGATATTGCGGGTTGTGGTTCTGCGGGTACGGTTTTTCGATGACATATTTATTTCCTTTACTGATTGCCATATGACGGGGATTTTACATGGCTGAGCTTCGTACACTCCAGAGCAGAATCAAAACACTGAATACCCGACGGGTGAATATTCTGAAGGGTGAACAGCGTCGTGTCAGTGGCAGTGCACGTGTTTCCCTCAAGCGTCATATCTGGCTCAGGGATGCCGGGCAGTGCTGTCTCTGTGGTCGTGTGGTTGACCTCTGTGACAGTGAACTCGATCACCGAATTGCACTTCAGTTCGGTGGTGGTAATGAGGAGACGAATCTCTGGACGCTCTGTACCGAATGCCATCGACAAAAGTCTGCTCGTGAAGCGGCGAGTGATATGCCGGACCCGACGCTGCCGGAGGTGTCCGGAGGTAGTGGCAGAGAGGACGACATCATCGGACTGTAACCCGACCCCGGGGGGGTATCATCCGGCGTAAAAAACGATCGCTTTGGACACCGCCCCCCCTCTCACGCAGAGAAAAAATTCCCGTTTCAGGGCAGTTAACATGTTAACTGGCTGCCCGGGCATTTTTGCGGTTTTTATCTTTATTATTCAGTTTGTTGTGCGGAAAAAATGTTAACAGGCTTTTTCAGCAAATGTTAACCAGGCAGCAGTTAACATTTGCGGCATGAGACGCCGGGAAAAATGGGCTGAACCATACCCGGCTGAGTGCGTTCTGGACCCGGGAGGAGGCTGTGCTGACAACGCAAAAACGAAAATTTGCGCTGGCGCTCATGTCCGGGAAAAACAAAACAGCGTCAGCCATTGCCGCCGGTTATTCGGCGAAGACCGCCAGGGTTAAAGGCTCGCAGCTGGCAAAAGATCCGGAGGTGCTCGCGTTTATAGCCCGTAAACAGTGCGAAACGGTGGAGGTGGATGAGGTTCCTGTTTACCGGCAGAAAAAATCAGAGCAGGAGGATAAACCCCGTCGCCGTGAGGTGGCTGCAATACCACAGCCGGACGAAAACAATCCGGAGATGCCTCCGCCCGCGGTGATATCTCATGGTATTGAATATATGGAGGATGGTCTTCCCGATCCGGTGAAAGCTATGGGGCAGATCCTGGTGGAAAACCTGATAATTGACCCGAAACTGGCACTGGATGCGGCCTGGCGACTGGCGCAGTTCACACACCATAAAAAAGGCGATGCCGGTAAAAAATCGGCAAAAGGTGATGCCGTGAAAAAAGCGGCTAACCGTTTTGCGGTGCCACCACCTCCCCGGCTGGTGGTGAATAACCAGAATGAGGAAAGCGGATGATACCTGTATGGAGCACGGCATGTCCGGACTGGGCAGAGCGCCTGAAAAAGGGGCTGTCGATTATTCCGGCTCCGATTTATCCGGACCAGGCTGCACATGCCCTGGCGATTTTTAAACAACTGCGAATTGTGGATGCACCGGGTAGCCCGACATTCGGGGAGTCCTGTGCACCGTGGGTGTTTGACCTGGTGGCGGCCCTGTTTGGCTCCTACGATGCGCAGACCGGTGTTCGCCATATCAAGGAAGTGTTTATCCTTATCCCCAAGAAAAACAGTAAGTCCACGCTGGCTGCGGGGATCATGATGACGGCGCTGTTACTGAACTGGCGGCAGGCGGCGGGCTACACCATTCTGGCCCCGACCGTGGAGGTGGCGGCTAACGCCTTCAACCCTGCCAGGGATATGGTACGACGGGACGATGATCTGGATGACCTCTGTCAGGTGCAGACACATATCCGGACCATCACCCATCGGGTGACGGACACCACCCTGAAGGTGGTGGCAGCCGATCCGAATACGGTGTCCGGTATCAAGTCCGTGGGGACACTGATTGATGAACTGTGGCTGTTTGGCAAGCAGTACAA